CCATTTCTTTATAATTTAATTTTTCGATAGAAATCGACCGAAATCGATAGATTAGATATAAGTCGATTTATGAGGTTGTTATTTTTGTGAGGTCGCGGTTTATTTTATCAATAATGTTATCTATTAGTTTGGGGGTGGCGCCGATGAATTGGCGGCGGGGCATTGTGAAGGGCTTTTTGCCGTATATTTTGGCGGTGCCTCCCTCGTTGTGTACCTTTGCGTAGGGTTTGTCGTTGGAGATGATGACGCTGTTGCCTTCTTTACGCCAGGTGGTGGCTTCTTTTAGTTCGCCGGTTTCACCTGACAGGATTTTGGCGGATTTTCGGGAGTTGGACTTTTTGCCAGTTTGGCCGGAATGGCCGTACCATGGGCTATTGGGGTCGCGGCGTTTGACATCCTGCCATTTCTTGCCGTCGAAACTTTCTTTTTCGAAGTTTCGTTCAAATTCGGCTTTTGCTTCGGCGCCGATGACGTCAGGTACGTCGCGGTCGACGTAGGTTTTGACGGCGTCGAGGCGGTTTTCGATTTGTTTTTTGAGTTGGGCTAATGTCATTTTATTGTTTTTTTGAAATCGACTTTTTCGATGGAATTCGATAAAAATCGATTGGTTGTTGTTTTTTTTTGCGTTTAATGTTGTTTGTTTGGGATTTTGTTGTAATTTTGTGGTCGGGTATGGCGCATTTGATGCGTTGTACCTATGATACTGCCGGTAATTTATTACCGGCTTTTTTTATCAGAACCTGTATAGTTTATTTTCAATAATATAATATATTGTGTTGATACAATTGACTTGATTGTCACGCCTTGTTTGCATAATATAGTCTATATATCCAGCCTCAAGAAGTTCCATTGAAAATACGCTCTCATTGTGATAATAGAGAACTATCGTATTAGCCTCCTGACGTCTTGCCTTGATAAATTTGTTTTTGATCGTATATTCACCCATTTTTTCTACTCCTTTAATATCAAATTTGATATCGTTTAAAAATCCATCTGCAACACTAACTCCTTCAGGCGCAACTTCGGATTCGAGAATGACTTTCATGCCGTAGTTATATAGTACATCCCTTGCTTTACTTTCGTATAGACCCCTCTTTATGCCGAAGATGCCGACTTGCCTGTCGAAATTATGTAAGCGATGCGTTGCTTTCAATCCTCCTGTTTGCGGATTGAATTTGACGTTTACGTAATTTGGGTCGTTTTTTAATCTGTTATATTCACGGAGATTTGATGCGATGCGGGTTTGATTGGCTTGCCATGTTTTTGCGAGCATGCAGATTTGACATTCTTGGCGGTTGGGAGGATCGGATAAGGTTGTTGTGGGGGGTGGAAAGGTCGATAATGTCGGTATGGACGGTATGGATAAAGAGAGGGATTGGCGGGAGCAGGTGCCGACGTGGGGGCAGGTTACATAAGGGTGTTCATTTAATTTAATGAATGAGGCGGTTTTGCCGGGGTGGTTGCGGAAGACGGGGTTGTGGGTATCTTCTGTTTGGGGGATGGCGGTTTCGGGTTTGTCGGTTTGGCGGACGCTACATTTACAGTTCCAGTCGCTGGGGGGGATGTGGTCGTCCCACCAGGTGTGTTCGATGGGGAGGACGGTTCCGACCCAGCTTTCGTGTATTTTTCTGCGTGACTTATCTGGGGCTGAAGAAAGGATGTATTCGAGGTTGGGGTAGAGATGCTTGGTTTCGAGATACTTTTTGTAGTTGACAGCCAAGCGGGCGGCGCGGACGGCGGTGTTGTATTCGGTCTGCAGCCAGCGTTCGTTGTAGTCTTTGGATATTTCGCCGGCTAATTTTTTGAACTGATGGAAGGAACGGAGGTTGCCGTCGTCGTCGTACAACAGGGAGACGATCTCGGCGGTCTGCTGGTGGTTTTTAAAGGCGGAGAATACGGCGGTGTTGTAGCGGAACTGGTCGATAAAATCGCTGTTCTTTTGACCGAATTCGACATCGTCGGCTAATTCGAATTGTTGGTTGATGCCTGCCTGCAGGACGGTGTTGGTGATGTCGAATAGGAGGCGTTCGACAAGAGCCTGACGGCCTCCGGCGTTGGCGTAGATGTTTTTTATGGCTTGGAGGAAAAGGTCTTTAATGTCGATATGGACAGGAAGGACGCTATTGTTGATTGTATTGGCGGTTGATTTCGTTGTGGAGTTTCCGGTTGCCCCGGTCATTGCTGCCGGGGCCTGGACGAAAAAACGTTTTAGTCGTTTCCAGGGGGAAGCCGGTGGAGGGATGGGCGTTTTTTCGATGTCTTCGATAGAAGTCGATGTGAATCGATTTTTTGAATTTGATTCGGGTTTTTCGGAAAGGGGGGGCTTGGCGGGTTCTTTTGGGGGGCAGGCTGACCCTGCCCCTACATCGGGTTTGGGGATGCCGGAGATGTTGTAGATGTAGTCGTCGTCGACAGGGATGCCTTCGCGGCGGATTTTGAGGGCGAGGTCTACACGGTCGTTGGTGGTCATGTTTTCGCCGGCGTCGGGGAAAACGAAGTAACCGCCTTCGGCATGGTAGCCGCGTTCGATGAGCATGGGCAACAGGTAGCGGTTGAGCGTGCGGGCTACGAAACGGCGGTCGGCCGCGTTGATTTTTTGCTCGGTGTCCTGATGTACTTCGCCAAGAGATCGGGCGCCTTTGTCTCCCTGTACGGTTGTCATTGTGTTGCCAAGCACAGCGATCAGTATTTCTTCGTTACAGGCGGCGCGGAAATCGCGATACAGGGATGAGCTGCCGGATGACTTGTTTTCGTGTATCTCTATGTTTGTGCCTTCCGGGATTGCGCCTTTGGGGTTGGATCCGAGTTCTTCGAGGGCTTTGAACAGTTGGTCGCGGGCTTTTTCGTCGTAGGAGTTGTATTTTCCCAAGAGGAACGGCATGCCGAATATTTCGACGAACTGTGCCCAGTCGCCGAAGCCGCCACGTTTGTAGATTACATATTGGGCGGCTTTGAAGAGGAAACCGAGTTCGTCGTCCTTGCCACATTCGATAAAACGTGGATCTGTGGTGAAGTCGTAGCCTTCGCGGTCGGTTTCTTTGGAAGCAATAAATTTTCGGTGCTCGGCGAGCGGACGGTCAAGGTTGGTGATCCGGATGTTGCGGCGGGGGTATGAAAAGATGTTGAAACGGGGGTTAAACATTATTTCAATGACACTTTTACCGTAGGCTTTTGAGAGGATGATTTCTTTTATCAGTTCTTCGAATTCGACGGAATCAATGAGGTCGTCGATCTGTTCTACGTTTTGGCCGTCGCGGATAAAGGCGAGTTCGGCGTTTGTTATTGCGTTGATGCGTTTGTCGACGGCGTTGGCGAGTATGGTGTCGGCAAGGACGTTGTCGTAGAGATCGTAGAGTTTTGTGCGCTCGCCGCGCTTTGCGCTATTAACGGCGTTTTGCCATGTTTCGATGCTTGATGATTCGATGCGGGCGTTTTTGACGATCAGGGTTTGGTAGAGGACGGGGGCGTCTGGGGCGTCGTTGACCTTTTTGTCTTTTGGTTTCATATTGCGTTTTTTATTAATTTTCGATAGAAGTCGACTGATTCGATAGAAATCGATTTGTGTTATTATTCATTCTTAACTCTTAGTTATGTTATGTGGTTGCTGCGTTTGGGGTTGCTGCCAAAGCGGAAGCCGGTGGGGTTGACATCTTCCGCGACAGGGAAGTCGGGGAGGATGTCGCCTTTCTGTACTCCTTTTAACCAGGAGATGGCGTCGTCGTATCGTTTTTCTCTTATGGAGAAATCAATGTTGGGGTTGGCGATGTTGATGTAGTGCCAGACGGCGATGTCTTTCAATATTATCAACAGGAATGAATCGCGCCGGGTGCCTTTGGCGGAGAATATTTTATCAATGTCGTAGCGGTGGAGGTAGCCTTTTGCCTGCGTGATTGCTCCGGCGATGGCTGCCGTCAACATGCGGTTGTCGCCGTCGCTGATGGCGGCGATCTGCTCGGGGTAGAGGTGGGTAAATAACTCTTTGTTGGTGATCATACTTTTGTTAATTAAAAATTATAAGTCGATAGAGGTCGATGGGAGTTGCCGGAAATCGACCGAAGTCGATATGTTCGATAAAAATCGACAAAATCGACATGTTCGATAGAAATCGATGAATTTGATGGGGGGTATTTGAGTGTTCATTTTATTTCAGGCGTTTGGGGTTGCGGTGTTTGGACTTGGGCGTCCAGACTTGGGATATGTTCAGGGACTGGGTTTTGGCGTTGGCTATCCACCAGGCGCCTTCGATGCAGTCGGGGCCGTCGCTTGGCGCTCCGAGTTTGGGTTCGATCAGGAGGAACTGTTCCTCAAGACGCTTCATGTGGTGGTTTTCGCGCTCGGCTTCGTTGAAGATGAGAATGCCTTCGCGGCTCAACGGTTCGAGGTTGGCGATGCGTGAGAACTTGTCGGGTTTCACACGCGGATCCGGAGCGATGGGGATTATCTTGCCTTCGGCGATTGATTTCTTTTGGATCAGCGGGCGGATGACCTGGTCGTAGAATGGGTCTTGTAGCTTGTTGTTCTCAATCAGGTGGTAGATGGTTGTTTTACCTGCTACACGCTTGTCTATGTAGTAAAACCAGTTGATGAATTCTTCGTTGGTTTCGCGGTCTAAGTAGCCGTCGATGATATATACTTTGCCTTCGAGTATGCCGACGAGGAAATTGGCTTTTAAGCTGTTTGCCTTGCTTTTGACATTGTTGCTCGGCGAAGGGTCGGCGTAGTTGACTAAGAATGGGAAGCGGTTGAGCGGTGGGACTTTTCCCCATTTGATTTCTTTGAATACGCTACCTTCGGTAAGGGGGTTGTTCATGTATTCGGCCTGGTAGGCGGAGGTGCTGATCTTGCTTCGGATACGTGCGATGGTTTCCTGTGTGATTTTTTCAGGCCAGGCGCTTTTCCCTTCATGATCTTCGAGATTGACGATATCGACTTTGTCGGCCATGTTCATGGCGCGGGCTACGCAGCAGTCTTTTGCGATCAGGTTGCCGAGAAATATAACCTGCAGATCGTTGCCTGTTGAGCGCGTAGGGAAAACGGCGCTTTCGAACCATTTCCAGCGTTTGTTGATTATCTCGGTGTTGCGGACGTCGGAGTCGGTGTCGATGTCGGTGATGATTATTTTATCCGGGCGGACTTCTTCGTTGCGCGATCCACGAGGCGACTGTTCGGCGCCGATGGCAAGGAAAGATGCGCCCTGTGTGGTGACGAAATTGCCTGCCGTCCATGATCCGGGCATTTGTTGAATGCCGTAATCGTTGATGATACGTTCGTTGCGTTCGAGGTTGATTTTGTAGGGTGCAATCAGCTTTTCGGCTTTGTCGTAACTGTTGGAGATCAGCAGGATGTTTTTTTTGATTCCGGTTAGTGTTTGGTAGAGCGTTTCGAACATGCAAAGGGTGTCTTTTGCGAGGTCGCGTGCCCAGACGCGGGATTCGTACCATTCCGGGTTGGATAGGATGCGACGGGATGCGCGACGGTGGAACGGCGCAGGAGGGGCAAAACAGTATTTTGGGAAATAGTACTTTTTCCATTCTTCGAAATCTGATTCAAGACCTGATATGCGTCGGCGTTTTTGCGCAGCGGATTCGCTTGTGTCGGCGGATGCTTCGGCAATCAGGTTGTTGAAGTAATTGTTCCAGTCTTTGGATGCTTGGATGTCGGAGGATTTCATTGAAATGACATTAAGGACGTTAATGACTGTAAGGATGCTAACTTTTCAGGATGTGTTTGATAAAGTCGTCGAATATGCGGGCGACTTCTATGGCTTTGTCCTGGCTGACTGGTCGGAGGTAGTCTAAGAGCCTCTTTGCTACTTCGACGATGTCGGCGATGCTGGCGTCGGATTCCATTGCTTTGATGGCGTTGGTCAGTTTGCTGATGGCGTCGGCTTCTTTGTAGTCGGGGAAGCGGTGGCCTTCTTCACGCGCCAGGATGGCGGCGTTGAGTTCGTCGAGTTGCATGTACAGTCGGCTTAACTGGGTTTCGCGGGTGATCAGCATGGATTGACGGAGTTTGTCCCAGGCTTCGAGCTTGATCCACTTGCCGATCGTCAGTGCGCTCATGCCTACCTTTTCCGCGATTTCTTTTTGGGTAAGGTTTTCGCGGATGTAGAGCAACTTTGCCCACTCTCGCTTTTGTCCTTTTTCTTTTTTGAGCATGATGATAAATTTTTTCGACATCATTCGATGTTATTCGACAGATTCGATATAAGTCGATAATAATCGATTTGAACGATGTATGTAATTGGGGCAAAAGTAGGGTTTGAGGTGAAAAAAATGAAAAAAGTGTCCTACGGTGAGACGGATTAGTCTCACGGTGGGACACTTTTTTGGTGGTTTTTAATTAAGGGCTTTAATTTGCGCGTGTTAAAAACAAAAATGTCGGCAAGGACAATAAGGACATTAATGTGGGTAAATAAAAAAAGATGTCGGGAGAGAATAGCGGAAAAAGTTTTGTGTTGACGGATGAGAGTTTGAATTCGTCGGGGTTTTGGATTTTGACCAAAGGCGGCGATTTGAAACAGTTTAAAAAAAATCCGGTCATGCTGTGGTCACACATGCGTGTGTGGAAAGGAACAGAAGATGAGGTGTTGCCGATCGGGCGCTGGGAAAACGTCAGAATTTCAGACGATGGGGCGTTGATTGCAGATGCTGTGTTCGACGAGAATGATCCGTTTGCCGTGAAAATCAAAAATAAGGTGGAAAATGGATTTTTGAAGGCTGCTTCGGTCGGGATTCGTGTAATTGAAACATCTTCAGACACGAAATACAAGAAGCATGGGCAGACGCGGGAAACGATAACGAAATGGAAGCTCGTGGAGGCTTCTATCTGTGATATCGGGCGGAATGAGAATGCGCTGGTGTTTTATGATGAGAACGATAATGTGCTGGAGTTGTCGGGGGATTCGGAGGTGAATTGTCCCATCAAAAAATTGACAATTGATAATGGACAATTGACAATGAAAGAAGAATCGACTGAAACGACAGGATCGACCGAAGTCGATAAAAACGAAGGAGTGAAAGATACGAACATTATTAATATTTTGAAAATGGAAAAGTTAACGAAATTGTTGAATTTGGCTGACGGTTCGCAGGAACAGGAGATTGTTGCTTCGGTTCAGGCGATCATCGGTGAGCGTGATGCGCTGAAGGCTGAAAAAGATGCCAGGAATGCGCAATTGGCAGCAGAACGGCAGACAGAGGCGGAAACGCTGACGGATGCGGCGATCAGAGACGGTCGCGTGAATGATGATGAGAAACACAGTGTGCGGACTTCGTGGATTGGTTTCTTTGAACAGAACTTTGACGGTGCAAAAAATGCGCTGGCAGGGATACCGGTTCCCAAGTCTGTAAAGGAACAGATGCAGGAACAGCAGAGTGAACAGCCTGCGGGTTCGGCCTGGGCGAAACGGCAGGCGGAGATTGAAGGGGGAGTTAAGAATTGAGAGTTAAGAGTTGTCGACCGGAATCGATAAAAATCGACGGAATCGACAAACTAAAATTTAAAAACTAAAATTTAATTTTTATGGCAGTAAATATTACTACGGCGTATGCCGGTGAAGTGCTGGAACAGTTGCTTGTAAGGGCGACGACAGGCAATGAGGTGGTTGCAGGTGGACATATTCGTGTGCAGCCGAACGTGAAAAAGAAATTTGCGATCCCGCGCCTTAAAACGGGGTTGATGTTGCAAAAAAGGAAAGAAATGCCTGTTGAAGCTGATTCGCAGGGTAATTTCACGATCGATGAAAAGTATCTCGAACCGAAGGATATCATGGCGTTTACGACATTCAATCCGCGTGTGTTCGAGACAATCTGGAGGCCGTTTCAGCCGACAGGGAATCTTGTTTTCAGGGAATTGCCTGCGAACATTCAGAATCAACTATTGGCCGAATTGGCTAAAGTGGTTGACTTTGAACTGGGCGACCTGATTTTGAACAGTGTAACAGGAACAGGTGCGCGTGACTTTTTTGACGGTATCCTGAAGCGTATCACGGATGATACGGCTGTGCTTGTGTCGGACATGACGCCTGATGTGCTTGACGAGGACAATATCGTTGAAGCACTCGAATCTGTGCGTGCGAAGATTCCGGTACCGGTAAGACGCGATCCGAACCTGAAACTGTTTGTGTCGATCGAAGATGCAGACCTCTATGATATGGCGCTGACGCATCGTGAGTTCAAAGGAACGAACTATACGGACAGAAATCCGGAACGCTATAAAGGCATACGGATTGTTCCGCTGGCTGCATGGCCGAAAGATACCATTGTGGCGGCTGCCACTTCGGCAGGTATCGACTCTAACTTCTGGATGGGCGTGGACTATTCGGATGACGACGAGGTGGTACTGATCGACAAACTGACGAATGCAGGGGAGAAATACTTCTTCAAGATGCTGATGAAGGTGGATACCAACATTGTGTTTGGGGAGGATATTGTGATTTATGAGGGAGCGTAATTGAGTTAAGAGTTAAGAACTAAGAGTTAAGAGTTAAGAATTATGGCAAAGAAAGTAATGGAACAGGAAAATACTGTTGAAAACCTGGAAACGGGATCGACAGAAACGATTGAATCGACCGAAATCGAGGAAATCGAAGTAGGGAAGTTTCGTTTGAAGGCGGAGCAGATTGCGAAAAGATATGGCGTTTCCCATGTTTGGGGGACGGCTGATGGCGCTTATTGGGCTACGACGGAAGAGAAAAAGAAAAAGCTACCGTTGAATCGGGGTGGAATTGAGGAATACTCTTTTTGAGTTAAGAGATAAGAGTTAAGAATTGGCAATGGGGGACATTCCCCCATGCCGATCGAAGTTACGAACTAAAAAAATAAAAGATATGCTTTGTACAGGTATTTTTGGTATCGAATTTGGCGATATAGAGGCTGACGGTGGAGTGGCTCAGGCGTTTGGTGCTTTGGGCAGGACACGTGAGGGGACTCTGCAGTTTAATGCGGCTGACGACCAGACGCAAGACATTACGGTAGAGGAACAGGATGATCCGATTATGCAGACCATCGCCTCGAAAGGAACGCTCGACATAAACTGGTCGATGGTTGACTGGGATGACGATGTGATGATGGCACTGTTTGGCGGCTCGGTCGTAAACACACAGTGGCAGGCGCCGGATCAGAGTCCGACGGTTGAAAAATCGCTCAGGATTACGCCGAAAGACGGCAAACCCTTTACGTTTCCGCGCGTAAAAACTACGGCAAAAGTCAACTATGATTCGCAGGGAAAAATCTTCCAGTTGGACGTTACCTGCCGGAAGTTGAAACCGGAGAAAGCCGGTGAACCCGGAATGACGTGGGGATAATAATCAATTGCGAATTACGAATTAAAAATTGCGGATTGCGTGATGGATGTGAATGTGGTACAGGCTGCGGCTGCGGCTATGTTGCTGGATCGGGGTGTCCGATATAAAGTGGAGGGCGATGCGGTGACAATTCGCCCTCTTCGTTTCGGGACATTGCTTGTGATAGCGCGGATGGTGGCGGAGGCGGGGCTTACGCTTGACAAAATTGAATCAGGAGAGAGGCAGGATCAGATGCGGCTGTTTACCGATTTCGGGGAACTGATGCTTCGGTGTGTGGCGGCGGCGGAATTGAACGATAAGGAAAAACTGACGGACGATCGGATTGAGGAGCGTGCGGGGTTTTATCGGGAAAGCCTTACGGCGTTTCAGGTGTATGAGCTTTTTGCGCATGTGCTGAATCTGTCGGGGATACAGTCTTTTCAGAATACTATCAGGGTACTGCTGACGATGAAGGAGCGGACACTGAGCCCGAAGAAAAACGAGCAGGGGAGTTAAGAGGACTCAATAGCCCCTGGGGACTGTTGTACATGATTCAGAAAGAAACGGGATGGACGGACGATTATCTGCTTTGGGGGGTGTCGTGGGCGAACATTCAGATGAAGATTAAGGATGCGCCGTATTATAAATATGGGAAATCGGGAGAGAGGAAGGTTGATCAGAAGGGGTTGGAGGAGTGGCTTAAATCAGCCATGAGTTAAGAATTAAGAGTTAAGAACTAAGAGTTATGCTGGAGCCGGTTGAATTGGAATTTCGGGTAAAGGATGCTGATCTGGAACAGGGGTCGAAACGGATTGTGGATCGGATTGTGAATATCGATGAGGAAGCAATGATTCTCATTAAGCGCTTGGAGGCGCTTGAGGAGAAGTTTCGGGAACTGGCGGGACAGCCGGTTATGCCGGGTGTTGAAGAGCAGATGACCGATATTCGCACTGAAATTGATCAGATAGGCGGTTCGCTGAGGCAAATGGTTGACGGGGCCGTGACGGTCGGGATCAATGAGGTGGCGGAAGGGATGAGGCAGGTGGCGGAAGCCGGAGAAGGGGCTTCAAAATCAATCGGGAAATTTGCAGAAAATATATCGGATTTTTCACATGAAGAACTTGTGGGAATGTTCGATGACTTGATTAAAAAACGTGACGAGTTACTTGCATCTGGCAAAGATAAAGAATCTGACCTTATCAAGGGAATGAATAAGGAGATCGTCGCTGTGATGGATGCGCTGGACGCATTGGAAGGGAAGGCTGAAAAAGCAACCACAGGATTGTCGGGTGGTTTTGACAAAGCATCACGGGCAGCCGGATCGCTCGGAAAAATGATGACCGGAAGCCTTTACATGATCGCGGCACAGGCGGTAGCCGGACTGGCGGTTGCAATCTATAAATTAGCTACGGAACTTACAGACCTTGAAAAGGCCATGCAACGTGTTGATAAGGGGTTTGTGGATTTCTTTGAAAATCTCAATAAAGAGCGGGCATCGGTGGATGATCTGTTCAATAAATTACGCAATGCCCGCGAGGGTACACAGGCTTACGAATCGGCCAAAGATTCGATTATTTCACAATACGGGAAATATCTGAAGGGGATGTCGGATGAGATACAGTCGCTGCAGGATATGGAAGGAGCATATAAGGCTGTATCCGCAGCTGTTATACAGTCTGCACGCGACAGGGCAATGGCGGAAGGAAAAGAATCGGCTTTGAGTGTATATAACAAAGCGGAATCAAAACAATTGACAACAATTATGGAGGCGTTTAAGAAAACGTCGCCTGAACATTATAACTCCATTTTGGATGAACTGAAACAGTCGATTGATAATGGGACTGAACTTACGGATCGCGTGAAACAGGAGATTGAGAAGTTTACCACTCAGGCGACAACCATGCAGTCGTCTGCAGGAGCGTTTAGCTTCGCAGGGGGCAATAAGGTAAAAGACGCACTTAATGAAATCATTAAAGCCCGTCAGACTTACGAAGAGGAGCGGAAACGGGTATTTGATTTATATAGTGCCCCTCCCGATGACAGTGAGGTAAAAAGAAATTTTGACTACTGGAGTAAGGAATTGAAACAACTGGAGGAGCAACGCAGGGATCTTTCTTCGGGCGATGTAGGCGGGGAAGAGTGGAAGCGGCTGACGACGGAGATTGAGGCTGCTCGAAAAGAAGTTGAGAAATATTCGGATGCGAAGGCTGCGCCTGATCGTCATTCGGCGCGAACTGATGAGCGTCAGTTCGGGCAGGAACAGCAACGGTTGCGCAGGATTGCGGAGCTTCAGCGGCGGATGCGGGAACAGGAGGTAGCGGGGGAATTGGAAACGCAGGCGGCGATTATTGCTACAATGGAGGAGGGCGTCGAAAAGGAACTGGCGCAGATTGCGCTGAATTATGAGCGTCGTAAAATGGAAGTCGCAAAGTGGGGAGACGAGTTGATCAGGCAGCAGCAGGAGATTGAGCGTGCCATTTGGGAAAATGAGAATCCTGACTGGCAGCAAAAAGGAATAACATATACGCCACAGACTACTTCGATTGAACAGTTATCCGATAACCAGCGACGTCTTATTGAAGATATGGCTTTTCTTGCAGAAGAAGTAAAAAGACAGTCAATTGAACGGCTAAGCAAATTAGACGAACAATATAGAAACGAGTATATGAAAGATTACGGCGATTATTACGATAAACTCGCCGCAATAAACAGAGAATACACAGAAAAGATTGCTGCTGAAAGCAATGAGTGGAAGAAAAAATCTTTAACTGGGCAATGGAAAAAAGAACTTGCCGAACTTGAGAAAGAGATGATTCAAAAATCTCATGTGTGGGAGGTTTTGATGAGCGATTTGTCAGGAATCGGATCAAAGATGATACAGGAATATGTAGATAATGCCGAAAAATTACTCTCCGAATCTGAAAATCTGACCGTACAGGAAATAGAGGCGATGAAGCGTGCATTGGATAATGCAAAGCGCACAATTGCAGAAAAAAATCCTTTTGAAATGATGTTTCAATCGTATAAAAAATACAGAGAAGCATTAAAAAATGGCAGTACTCAAGATGCTGCTAATTATTTTTCACAGTTTGAGGCGGCGGCAAACAAGGTAACGAGTATTATTTCGGAAATCACATCTACAACATCCGGGCTTGCCGGCTTGTTTTCACAGGATGCAGCCAAAGCGTTACAGGATCTTGGTGGCATATTAAATTCAGTTGTCAATGCAGTAAAAGGTTTTTCGAGTGGTGACAAAATAAGTTCCATTACAGGAATAATATCAGCGGTAACGACTGTACTCGGGGGGATTGTCGATGCATTTGAATCTTCTTCAAAAGCGCAAAAAGAGTATCTTGAATACATGGAGCGTTTTGAAAACAGGATGTTTTTAATGCTTCACAGTATAAGGAAAGAAGATTATGAGAATATATTCGGTATTGATGTTATTTCAATGTCTATTGATTCATGGAAAAACATTATAGATGTTTCCCGTCAATATCAAGATGCTGTTAAAGGTAATTCTGTTGCATTGGACAGAATGTACAATGATAAAAAATGGGGAGAGATTAATAAGTTAATGATGAGAGAAAAAGGCTATGATGGACTTGAAGCTCTTCCGATTATTACAAAACAGGCTAACTGGTTACAGAAATGGTGGGGAACAGGAGACGAAATAAAATCTTTGAGAGATTTTGCCCCTGAATTATGGACAGATGGCGTTTTTGACCCGGAAAAGGCGAGGCTGTTTCTTGAAACGAATAAGGAAATTAACAAAGAAGTAAATTCAGCACAGCGAGAGGCAATCGAGAATGCAATTGTCTTGGATGAAAAATATAATGAACTTCTCGGATTAATTCGCGATGAATTAAAAGATACATTCGGGTATTTAGGCAACGCCCTTACTGACCATATTATAAATGCCATTAAAAGTGGTTCCGATGCGTGGGATGATTTTAAAAACATTGGTGCGCAGGCAATCGAAACACTTGGCAAGAAGCTGATGTACAATCTTTTTCTTGATAAGGCATTTAAAGACTTGCAAACGAGGCTGAACGACAGTTACAATGATATAACAGATGCAGAGCAAATAGCGAATACGCAAGCTGCAATACTGGATGACTTCTTTAACGGACTTACCGGCACAATTGAAACTGCTCAGAGTTGGGCGGAAGAATGGCGGCGAAAAATGGCAGAATACGGGTTTGACATTTGGGGGATGGATGATCCTTTCAATCAAAAGAAAGAAGTTGGCGGTTTTCAGACGCTGTCGCAACAAACAGGGTATGATTTGCTGGGGCAGTTTACGGCGTTCAGGATTCATGCGGGTGATCTTGTGA